CAGACATCGTCGTCAGTGCCCTCGGCGGGTTCGACCCCGCCGTCTGGCGAACTAAGCATGGACCTGGAGCAGTAGCCGACCAGCGTCATACACAGTTTAAGTATGACTTTCCAAACTGGCCGGATAAGCTTGACAGAGTCTTCCCACTTGACGAATTTGGCTTTGCCAATGCCGCTGAGTGGGCGAACTTTGCCAATGGCGAGGGTAAGTACGGGGTTTATTCCCCGCACGAGCCTCCTAGTAAGCTGATTGCTGTACCAAAGACGCAAAAGGGACCAAGGCTTATTGCCGCGGAACCTGTTGCTCATCAATGGTGTCAGCAGGCTATCAAGGATTTTCTCGTCATTCGCTTGTCATCGACCCCGGTTGCGGATGCGATCCATTTTCAGGATCAAACCTACAATCAGGAGATGGCTCGCGAGGCTTCCCATACTCAGAATAAGATGACGATTGACTTGTCATCCGCTTCTGATCGGCTATCCTGTTGGGTTGTGGAAAGGGTATTTCGGAGGTCTCCCTCCTTAATAACCGCGTTCCATGCCTGCAGGACACGCTGGGTGGAAAATTCCATCGATCGAAAGTCTCCTCAGTTTCACAAATTGAGGAAATTCTCGTGTATGGGTTCTGCGTGCACCTTTCCAGTGCAGTCCATCGTTTTTACCGTTTTGGCCATATCGGCGCTCCTCAATAAAAGGGGAATGCCGATCAACCTGGCGTCAGTGCGATGGGCGGCAAAGGAGGTCCAAGTCTTCGGGGACGATATTATTGTTCCCGTGGACTGTGGGGATTTGCTGCAGGGGCTGCTAGGTCACCTTGGTTTAAAGGTTAACCCGCACAAGACTTTCGGAAAAGGAAAATTCCGCGAGTCATGCGGTCTCGATGCGTATGACGGACATGATGTCACGCCAACGTATTCGATGACCTACCCTGAAGTGTCCCGTCCTGAGTCAATCATGAGCCAGGTTGCAACGCACAATAACTTCGCTATGCGGTGTTATTGGCGAGCAGCCGAGTTCATCCAATCGAGAATACGAATGTCAGGCCTGAAAGACCTGGCGCTCGTCCCGATTGGCTCAGGAGCCTTCGGACTGTACGACTTTAAGTTCGCTGGGAACGGCCATCTCCAACGGAGATGGAACGCCCAGCTGCAGCGAGTCGAATATCGAACGCAAATGCCTATAACCAAAAGCGAACGACTGCAGCCGAAGAGCGACTCTTTGCTGC